ATAGCTCAAGCGAGCCAATTAGATTTCATAGTTAGACTATGCAGAGAGCTGCTCTTTGTTTATCTAATATCAAATCAATGCAACAACCCAGCTAATCAATTTGTTCGAAGAACTAAGCTAGACGCCGTTGGGCTAGGCATCTCGAAGAGATCGGCGTCGTGTCGGAGTTGAGGGTCTGGCTCAACCGACACCACCGAGAGCTAAGTAAGATCTATCTTTATGTTGAAATCTCCGACAACTTGATGCTGTGCCTTGTCTATCGGTTTATGTCCGGCTCTGTCTAGTATATCCTTAGACGCTTCAAGTTTGACATACTCAGATTTCGCATTGTTTGAGAGATTGATAACTTGTTTTAGTGATTTCGTAGCATTCAAACCAATCATTGATTGAACCTCCTGAAACAATCTTTGTTGAATGTGAGGAAGTTGAAGTGTCTTACTGGCTGTAACTCTGCCAGATTCACCCTTTGCATATCCTGCGATTTGCGATGCTTCTGTTATGGTGTGTCCATTTGCTACGGCTGTGACAAGTGATTCTTGTTTTTTGGTTAACTTTTGATTCATTGCTTTGTCTAACTACGTTGATTCCATGTCCTCGATTTTGAGGGAGAAGATGGGCCGTTGTCAATAACCTAATCATGGAGCAATCAAATTATTTTGGATCGACAGCGACAAAAGGAGCTGCAGCAGAAAGTTGTCCAAGTGCTTTAGCACCTGGTCAATCTTTGTGCTAGATCCAATAGAGTTCAAAGATGTTCAATAGTGCATCAATGCAATAAAAAGCTTTTTTTTATTTTGTTTATGGTGTAAAATTTAAGGAATAAAACAATAATGGAGAAAGCTAAATGAAGATCAATTTTAGATTTGATAATGTACCGAAGTTCTTTCAAGTAACTTGTTCTGAGTGTGGACACAAGCCAACAATGAAAGAGATCGAGGACAGCGATTTTTGTAATGAGTGCGAAGAAATGTTCAATTATCCAGATGGAATGTTTGATGTTCCAGATCATCTAAGAAGGGTTAATCACCCAGACGATCCCAGAAATGTATCTTTAAGAGTTGTTGTTGCTCCAAGTCTTATTAAAAGAACGGACACAACGAGATGAGTAGGTTACGTCATCGAAAGGCAAGGAGGAGGGCAAGGTTGCTTGTCCAAATCCTTGACGAAACACAAGAAAGTCTTCCCATTAAGATCATGAAATATATAAACCTCTTTTGTGGGTTTATAATATTATTAGGTCTTTTATTTTTTGGCATATAAGGAGAAAGCAAAATGCATAGATCAGAAATGTTATCTAAAGAATTTCATCAATTAAAAACTGGGATAATGATTCGTTGTCGATATTATGGTGCGACAGATTTCAAAGGTCCAAGAATAAAAAGCAGTATTGTAAGAGATAGTGAGTTTTTTATTTCTAAGACCCATCACTGGGATTATTCAATTAATCATAATGAAAATTATTTGGTATCAGCTCAAGCCGTTTTGAAAAGATGGAATGATTATCGAAAAGATGGGATTCCAGAAATCAAAGATGCTGTCATACATTCGTTTACATATGACGCTAAGAATCATGATTATATTTTTATTTGTTCATAGGAGGTAATAACAAATGAGTAAATCAATTAAACAACAAGTATTTGAATTTCTTAATCATTCATCAACTTATCATCTAGGGTTAAGCACCCTAGATGCTCTGAGAAAATTCAAGACTACAGAATTGAGAAAAATTATATCTGATCTAAACAACGAGCATTTTTCTAAACCCTCAAAATTTGTAGCAATTACAGAAAAAACAAACGGCAAGATTCATGCAAGATATTTCTTGCGAGATTACATTGAGAACAAATTAGAAAAAACAATCAATGCTGAGATCGCAGGGAATTGGTTAGATGGCGAAGCTGATAAAATGATTGATAAGTTTTACCATCTCGAAGACAGAAACTTTTATAAGGAGAAAGCAAAAAATGAATAAGGTTATAAAATTATTGGGAGAAAATCCAAACGCAGTTGAAGTATTACGACATTTGGGTTCTAGTTCAGTATACAACTATTTGAATACAACAAGAGGAGGTCTTGAGTTGCTCTTGAGATCTCCAGAATTTCAGAACTTAGAAAAAACTTGTAACGGAAAATCAAATCCAATCGAAATAAATTTGCGAGTTGCAATCAGTTCACTTGATGAAATTCTAGTTTATTTCAACAGCGTTACAGATCTGAACAACATCGGAAATGAACCAGATGAATAAGGAATATAAAACTATCGGAGAGATTGTATGGCACAAGTTGTGCCATACGATCACAGTGTGCCGAGATTATAATAATTATTCTGAAGGAGGTATGCCGTATGTTATCGATCATTTCATCATTGATGTTCGAGATTCAAACGGCAAACTTGCACCTAGTCCAATTACAAAAACTGGAATCCGCAACTATATGCCAGCTCGAAAATCAGAATTTTATGACGGCACTACTCATTGCGATAAAGGAATCAGCGATCAAGAATTTATTGAGAGTATAAAAAAGGAACTAGGCGAAGAACCAAAACAACAAGAATTATTTTAGGGAGAAAGTAAATGACAAAACTTAAACCATGTAAATTACCAAAGAATCATAGAGAATATTATTATTTAGAAATAGATTCTAAAACAAAAAAACAAAAACAAATTTATCCAAATCTTTTCATTGATCTTGTTTCAATAAAAAAAAATAAAAAGGAGAAAGCAAATGAAAATAATTAAATGGAAATATATTGTTTGGGTAGGTGCTACACCAGATTTCTACACTCGATATAAAGATGCTCTCCGAGCATATCACGAATGGGAAGATAAAGGTTATGATGATATTCAGATTGAAAAAATAAGATCATGCCAAGTGGAAACAAATACAAAAGTTTTTAAGGAGTGGAGCGATGAACAAAATCAGAAATAAAAATGGCACATTCAAATCATTACATGGCGGCGATCAAGAACGAGTGCTTAAATGTATGTATGCAATCTTTCAGGAGAAGGGAAAAAAATTAGGTTCAACTTCAAAAGAAATTCATGCAATGTATGAAAAATGGTTTGGCAAAAAACCAAAATCAACTATCAGTTCCATTCTCAATGTTCTCGAGTATCAGAAAAAACTTATAGTATCGAGAGAATACTATTCTCAAACTCATATCTACGCATCAGGTTCGCATAAAAACTGTCCTGAAAAAATTAGAGAATATCATTGGAACTGGAGTGGCGAACAAGTAATCAATCAAAAATTAATTGAAGCAAAGGAGAGAATGAATGCTAATAAAAAGTTACAAGAAACAACTGCTAGAGTTAGCTTACCAAAATCAAATAGATATGAAAAAAGCATATAGATTAGCTGGCATTCCCTACAGTTCTTATCATAGAAACTTTAAGACAGATCCAGAAGTTGAAATTAGTTTACCTAATGCTTTAAAAGTAGCTAAACAAATTGAGATAATGAATCAAAAAATATTTTTAGAAAAAATTAAAGAGAATGGTATGTGATGGCAAGCAAAAGCAAAAACAAAGGAAGCTATCACGAAAGATGGTTTCTTAAATTATTTCAATCTCTTGGATTAAGAATTAAGAAACAACCATTATCTGGATCTTTGGGAGGAGAGTACAAAGGAGATCTGCTTTGGAATGTAGATCTATACAAAGACAAAAATCTTTTTGTTGAAGTAAAGTATAGAGATAAAGCAAACTTTCCAAACGTATTCAATCTTCTCGAAGATCGAGATGTTGCATTGTGTAAAAGAAAGATTGGAGATCCACGATATTGTGTTATAATCAGCGACAAGGTATTTGAAGAAACAATAATACCATTAATAAATAAAGCTCAAGATTATGATGTAATCATGCATACGAGCATAGTAAAAGGAGAAAGCGAATGATTGATCTATCAGATAACGTACATTTTTTTGGCACAAAAAGACAGCCAGAAGAAAAAAACTATTCATTACCAGAACTTACCCAAGAAGAAATAAATGCCGCTAAAGTTATTTTGCTTGGTTCAGATCCAAAAGAGATAAATGAAATAATGATGAATACACCAAACGTAATCAAAGGGTGTAGTTATGAAAATCATATTCTTAAATGTGACAATCTTGAATCTGCAATGAATCTTTATAAAGAGATGCTCAAGTTTCATATCAAACTTGATACAATAAAGTATGAAGCAAATCTCAAAAGATGGTGGTGTTGTTTCAACAACCCTCGAGATCATACCAAAAACGAAATGGATATTAGATTGGAACAAATCATTGAGGAGTTAGCAGATATGCCATTAGATATTGCAAGAGCAATAACTATTGAGAGTAAGAAAACATGGTTATATAAACCTACACTATTTCAAATAAACGATATGTTCAAAAACGAAAGAGCATATAGAGATCATTTTTTAGCCAGTACCAAAAAGTTCATAAACAAATATATAGAAGAGGAGAAAGCAAATGTTTCTTGATGATGATAGATGTAAAGTAATGGGAGGATCCGATGCAGTTAAGATTATGCAAGGTAAATGGAATCAACTGTATCGAGAGAAGAAAAAATTAGTAGAGGTCGAGGATCTCTCTAATGTATTTAGAGTTCAGTTAGGTGTATTCACACAAAGCTTTAATCTGAAATGGTTTATACAACAGAATCCGCAATTTAAAATTGAAGCTGAAGAAAAAGCTTTTGTTATGCCAGGAGCTGAAAACATGATTAAGATTATTTATCGAGGTCATGTTGATGCAATCATAAAGAATACAGATACAAATGATAAGTATATCTTTGAAGCAAAGCACACAAGAGGATTTCAAAATCAAGATAAACTGATTCAATACTATATGCCGCAGATTCAATTCTACTTAGCATTATGTAGTCATGAAACTGATAAGCTTATCTTTTCTGCAATACATGGTAATGATATCCAGATATCAACTATCGAATACAATCATTCTTATGTGATGCTATTGCTCGATAAGATGCAAGATTTTTGGGAACATATTGAAAGAGGTATTGAGCCAAAAGACTATGATTCATTTGATACTAATCAGGATTCAATCAAGATAGATCAAAAAATAAAAAGAGATCTATGTTCAAACAATCATTTTAAAATGTTGTCTGATAAATATATCGAAACCAAATCAAATCATGATACGCATCTCGAAGTTAAGAAAGAATTACTTAGTACCTTAAATGAAGATGATGCAGAAATTTATAATGATGATATAATAATCAAACAATCGAATCGCAGACGAACTATAACAATCAAGGAGAAAGCAAATGGCACAAGCTAAAGAAACTATTTATTCTGCACTCAACAAAGTAAAATCTTCAATAGGAAAAATTGAAGAAAAAGGTAACAATCCTCAGTTTAAAAATAAATATATGAAGCTCGAAGATATATTGAATGAGATTGAACCATTACTAATAAAAAATAATGTAGTTTGTTTTTCATACTTTGATTATCAAGAAATGAATAGCACACTCATTCCAATACTTATTATGGAGTTCAGACACTTGCCATCAGATACAATGATTGTAAGTAAAGCACCATGCGTTGATGATACTAAAAGAGGTCAACAACAGATAGGATCTGGAGTTACATATATGCGTAGGTATATGATGCAATCTATTCTAAATCTAAGACCAGATCCAAAAACAGATGATGATGGGAATAGTAGTAGTGAACCAACATCACCTGAACAACAAGCTTCACAATCTACTAAGGTTACTCACAATACACAAGACTGGATATAAGGAGATTGACAATGGATAAAGTAGTGTATCAAAACCAAAACAAAGGTAAGTTATTTAAAAATGATAGTGGTGGTTCAGTACAAACTGAACTTGCCGCTACTGGTAATATCTTTGATGCAAATCAAAACAAATACAAAGTCGCATTGATTAAAGAAGTTTACAATGGAGATCAAAACAATGCCAGACGTTATCTATATCTTAGAGTAGGTGTAGCATTTCCAAACAAATCAGATAAAGAAAATGCACCAATCTATAGTGGAGGTTTTATCTTACCAAAAAACTGGAACGAACCTTACATAGATCCTGATGATAAAATGGAAGTAGATTCTGCTCGAGCGAAACGAAGAGCTCAAGGAGATGAATTAAGAATGGCATACTTTCTCAATGAAGATGGAGTAGGTTTGCAAGTAAATAATTTCACACAAGGTACATCTGCGGTTACAAATATTCAACAAAGGGATAACCCTGAAATTGTTGACAATGAACTAAAAGATGACGATATTCCATTCTAGGGTAAGCTTTCTCCAAAAACTACCCTTCAACTTGGCTGGCAAGAACTGCGTCTGCTAACACTGTCATGATCTTGTCAGCCATTTTTTTTCAGGATAAAATTATGTTTACAGAAATGACACACACAGTAATACTTATGCTTACTATTGATCTTGAATCTGCAAGACAATGTGAAGAGCTCTCGAGAAAAGTATATAATGAGAATAGATGCTTTGAAGCATACAATATTTATTCAACAGTTCCCCCTCGAAAACCAAATAACTTTGATACGATTATAGATCTTTATTTAGAAAAAAAGAATGTTTGGGGAAGATAGTTATCAACCTTATCAAGCTTATCAACTACTTGATAGAGTTGATGGACTTGATAGGGTCTTTTCCCACAAGTATAACAACCACAACTCTGGCGGCCCATCGTAATCATCGAAGTCAAAAGCTAATTGTCTAGGTGTGATATTGGAAGTGAGGTCCATCGATAAACGGACGTCTTGATTCTTTTCGTCTTGTGTCGATGTAAGCATTCATTAAATCCTCTGCACTAAACTTAATTCCCAAATCATCAGTTAAAGGTCTATGCCAAGCCGCACCCCAAATTAATTCAATACCAACTTCAAGTGCCGCCTTACGCATAGCATCAGCTATATTATCATAATCAACAATATCCCAAGATGGATTACTGCCATCATAAGCCATAAGATCAACAGCGTGTGCATAGCCATCTTCCTGAATCAAATGTTTACTTTTCATAGTCTGCGATTTTCCAGATTCAAAAAGTTTTTTTTGAGTTTCTAAATCACGAACACCATAGATTACACCAAAATCTACATCAGTATACTCAATCGCTTTCTTAACAGTTTCAACAAGTTTAGGATGTACTCCATCCAATCTATCCAATGATCTTTGTGATAATTTAAAAGCCATATCTTTTCTCCTAAAGTTTCTAATATCCCAATCCCTATGTATGCGAAGATTCTCACGACGTTTATCCCAATTATTTCCCATTCTTTCGTAACCCAAAGAATTTGGTCACTGAACGTATGCCAAAGCTGGCGGCTACTATACAGCCTAAAGTTACTTGATACCACTCAGGCATCGTTTCTAAGGCTCTGAAGCCTTCTTCTACTATATTCCTACCCCAAGACCCACAAAAACAAAGGATAAGAGGAATACTGAATAAAATTACAAGATATTCATCTTTCCAACTTGCCTGAGATCCTTTCATTGCTTCAAGATCCCAATCAATATCTCCAGTTAATTGTTTCTTTTTTATCTCCAGGTTAAGTTTTTGCGATTCAGCTTTAGATTCTATCCATGTAGATGCCATACCACCCACAAGCTGTAATGCTTTAAATATCATTTTCCTACACTCTTCATTGCTTTTTTATGTGCGTTTGTAAATGAAGTTCCTTTAACCATAGCCTTAGCCATAGACATCATGTGTTTCTTAGAATGATGTTTACTATGTTTCTGCATTGTTTGTTTTTGTTTCTTAGTTAACTTATCGTATAAAGCTTTCATGAATTAGATTCCTTTCCTAACCAGATAGCAAATGCTCCGGTCATTGCACCAGTTACAACAGACACTAAGCCAGCTTGTTGAGTGGTTAAATCAGGCTGGCTCAATGCCCACTCGATACACCTAATGTAAACACAGGTCATAGCTAGCATCATCAAGCGTGGGAGGATACGCCACTTGTCTAATGTTTCTGG